TGGACTTGGACTTGGACTTGCGTGACTTACGAGGTGTTTCCTCTTCCTCTTCCTCTTCGTCATCAGAGTCATCTTCCATCAACATAGCTTTCAGCTTTTTGTAGGGCAGAACTTCAAGCATATCATCCAGATGAGGGGCGTTCTTAAGAACAGACTCAGGAAGGTCCTTACGTTCCTCGAAGTCAATCTTGGAAGCAACTGGAAACTTGTGGTTCATGAAGCTGTCTTCTTTGAAGCGAACAATAAGGGTCATGCCGTCTTCCAGCTCGAAGAATCCATCAATGCCTTCGTCCTCATCAGACTCAGCAATTTCCTCATCCAGTAAGTTACCGAACAAGAAGTTTGACATCTCAAACACCTGGTACATCTTCTTCTTACGGTCAAACAGGACAAACAAGTCACGAGCGGAAGCATTCAAGGAATTAACGATCTCATCATCAGCCCCATCACTCTTGAGTTTCTGACGGTATTCACAGATAGGACATTTTTTTCCAACTGAACGAGGACAGACTACATACTTATTGTCCACGCCAATTGAAGTGTGACGTCTAAAGGAACGCACATAATGATACTCACCAACAGGAACATCGTCTGGGTGGTTTTTGTCCGTCACAATGTAAGGGACGACATCCAAACGATGTTTACCAACTTCAGGTGTGTACAGAGAGCAATCACCCAGATTTAGATAATTACCGCCTCCACCTTTCTGCTGAGATTTCTTAGCTCTATTACGGGCTCTTTCACGAGCGGCGCTTCTTTTCTTCTTTCTGGCCATCTTGTAGTGGCTCCTTGTTTGTTATTATTCCGACTTGCAAGTAGGCAGCGATAGCGGACGTTGCCGTCTTTGTCGCTGTTCTGGTGATTACATAAGTGAGAACAACTGCCCTCACCAAATCTAATAAAAACGTGACAAAAGTGTCCATCATCATTTTTTGGACCTCTTACTGGCACGCTTACGACCTTGGTCTGCTTTTGGATTGCCTGAGCCTGGTTTGAGCTTAGGTTCTGAAAAGTAGTTTTGTCCGTGTAAGAAGCAAAGGTTCTCAAGAGAAGACTTCCGTTGTGACATCGCAGCGACGGCACTCATTTTGACGTCTCTATCATGCATAGCATTGTTATATCTTTGTTTTGCTTTTTTCACAGATGGTTGCTGTATTGCCATTGAGGCTACCTGTGTCTCTGTCAACTTATTAATATCATATCCTTGAGGATCTTTACGGATGTTATGTTCCATTTCTGCTTTAGCGATATCATGTGCCAGCTTCTTACGACTGACATTTAAGTTGGCATCTGCTAATAACTTTGACCACTTCTGATAAAGCATGGGTTGGCGTAGCAGCTCTTCCCATAAATTGTGCTCATCGATAGCTACGTCAGCAGCAAAATCTATTTCTTTTGACATAATGTTCCTTTTGTTACTAATGTAAACGGGACGGAAGGCTTCTGCTTATCCATTGACAATTTCATAACATGCACGAATCAATCCGGCTTTGTCTGAGTGAAAGAAAGGTTCTATCATAGAGTCCAGTATACAGAAAGCTCTGGGATTGTCGCTTTTTAGCAGGATAGTGGAACAGTAACTCATGAGCATACGACGAATGCCTTCAGGAGAATCCTTTTCCAGTACGCTCTTAAGGATCTTACTAATCACACCCCACTTGGCTTTGCTCATCAACTTACGAGCGAGCTCAATTGTCTCATGCTCAAGGGCTGCCTGCTGTTCAGCAGCTTCTTTCATCTTCTTAGGTGGTAAGTCCTTGATCTTGTCCAAGATTGTAAGAGCTTGTCGCGGACTTCCAACTGAGTCCATTACTATTTGTTCTATTGCTTTTTTCGGCACTTCTATGCGTAACGTAGCAATAGTGCTATGAAGCAGCTTCTCGATAGCACTCTCGGGCAGGCTCTGCAATGTATAACGTGTACATCGGTTTAGTATTGTATCTAACAAAGCACGAGGGTCAGTTGTGCACAAGATAAAGACCACGTGAGAAGGCGTGTCTTCCAGAATCTTAAGCAAAGCGTTCTGTGCATCTTTGGTCATTTCGTGACACTCGTCAAGTATCCAGACCATGTACTTGCCTTCACGTGGCTTAAACTGGGAGTTCTTTCGCATCGTACGGACAGTGTTGATGCCTCTGAAATCAGCTATGTCCATCTCATGAAGGTCATTCTTTCCACAGCCAAGCTTTTTAGCAAAGATCCGAGCCAGTGTCGTTTTACCTGTACCTGATGGACCATCGAATAGGTACGAGTGGGGCATCTCTGTCCTATCACGTTTGAGGATGGATGTCAATGATGATTTGATTTCGCTGTGACCAACTACTTGTTTGAAAGTCTTTGGTCTGATGCGTGTATATAGTGCTGCCATTCTAAATGTAATCCTCTAGTTTCACTTCTTCCTTTTCGTACCAACTCCCATCAACAGGAGTCAGCTCTGGCTCTACGGTCAATGGAACGTTAATCCATTGCCATTCCTTTTTGATCGCTTGAGTCATATAGTAGTTGAGTTTCTTCAACACTAGCTTGAGCTCACTTGGGTGGACATCCAGGACCATACTGTCATGGATTTGTCCGACAATCTTCGTCTTTTTATCGTTCTTAACCAACCACTTCTGCATTCGAATGAGAGCCCATAGCAATGCATGGAAAGCGATGCCTTGGACTGGGAAGTTGATAGCTTGGTTCTTCTTAAGTATGCCATCAATCCAGAAGCCAGTGAGAGTACGGAACCCTCCATTCTTAAGATAGTCCTTGTACCATTTCTCTTTCCAGCGGGTGTAGGTTACGAAGCGTTTGCCCCAGAAGTCTTTTTCTACCTTTTCAATGTGCTTCAGGAAAGCAGCCTTGCTCTTGATGCCGTTCTGCTTGAGGTGGTACTTGAGGCATGTGCCGTCTTCAAGTTCAAGATTCAGCTCTTCAATAGCATTCCAGAGCTCAGGCCCTACTTGTGCATGATATGATCCGTAAAACTCTGGGAATGTGAAGCGGTTCTTTGCTACATAGCGGATGAGCTTGGTTACTTGGTTTTTCTTGAGCCTGTAAATCTCCATAGCCATGTCACGATGCATGTCCAGGCTATCATCATTCAAGTACTTGATCATCACAGGGTCTTTGTGATAGCAAGTTGCGAATGAGACTTCCATCCCTTTTCCGTCGATCTCTAGTAACAGGTGACCTTTGCGTGGGACAAATGCTCTACGCACTAACTTCTTAATCTCTGGGTCACGTGCTGGGAAGTTCTGGAAGTTGGGACATGAGCTACTGCTTCTGTGTGATGCTACTTTATGCAGATCAAAGAAGGGATGCAGGAAGCCATCCACTTGCTCATTTAAGATCCCTTTTAAGAAGGTGTTGCGAGCCTTATACAGCTTTTTGTATCGCAACCACTTCTTGAGGTCTTTGTGCTTCTTGGAAAGCTTGTTAAGCACTTTGTCATTGACTTGAGGAGCACCTTTCTTTGTTTTAGAAAGAGGCTCCATCTTCATCGTTTTGAAAAGAACGCGAGCGAGCTTTCTGTCCTCATTAGGATCGAGATCACGCTTATGTGTCTTTTTCCACATCTTTCCCAGATGACTGTTTTTCAACTCTACAAGCAATTTATCCAATCTGATTTGAAGCTGACGTCTGGTCTTTCTGATGTAGGGGACGTCAACTCTGATGCCATTCGCTTCAACCTGGCTAAGAGCAATTATGCCATCGTGAAACAGATCGTAGGCGTCAGCTGATGCTGCTACTATCTTGGCTGCCATACACTACTCCTGAATTTGATTGTTTTGTGTTTCAATTCTTTAACTAGGTCAAAGGCGAGCATGTACGTGTATATCGTATCAAGTCCACAGTACATAAGCACTTGGTCAGGAGGGGCATCCTTCACATTATTGAACCCATTAGCAGACTCTTCCTCAGACTTCAAAAAGGAGCTGATATGTGAGTCATAGTTTCTAACACCATATCTGATGTAGGTCTGGTATTTTAGACCTGCGACTCCTGTTCTGTTGTCCACTACGTGCTGAGCGACCATTGTGTCGAACAACCACCCTCTTCCCATAGTTCCAACCTTTTCGCGGCTCCAAGACATCTCAAACTTCATGTTGTGAGCGATCTTGCCTATGGTCTTATCATATAGGATGCGTTTGAAGATAGGCATGTGCTCTTCACGGAGTATAAATGATACCGCACTCTTAGGGCCAAACGCTATTGAAGCACAGAGTATGGCATGCTCCTTGCGATGTGGCTTGAGGCCGCTAGTCTCGTAGTCAATCGCAATATCCTTGTGCCGGTAGTTGCGAGCTACGTCCTTGAGGAACCTCATTACCTTCTTAGAGTCAACTAATCGGGTGACATACTGCTCTTCATGGTTAGGAGTGTGAAAGACCATCTTCTTCTTTCTTTTGTGAATACGGGAGACGCGTTCCAGATCTTCTATGAAGTACTTTCTGGTGATGCCTGTGCGATCCATAATCACTTCAACTGGAGACTGCGTGGGGCATACAGCAGCTTTCAAGTCTCTGTCTGATATAACAGAACCCGCCCACTTAACGACATCTCCCACATTGGAAGTATGACGCATCACTGTCTTGAGAGCAAGTTGTCCCATTGCAATGATTGTACGCGGTTTCATTTCTGCTATTACGTTCCAAACACCAGGCTCACATAAAGCACGAGCAGACTCATCTTTGATTATGTTCCCTGCTAGCTTACAACCTACAGCATAGATACTCTTACAATCTTTATCTATGTCGTAGCCGAGGCGGAGCATCGTATCACGTACAACAGCTCCTGACTTGCCTGAGTAATAACTCCCATTTTCATCATCAGCATTACTGGGTGATTCTAGAACTATTAGAATACCCTCTCGGCCTTTTCCATGGGGAGCGAACTTGGGGCTTTCACAATATTTATGCAACTTGCAACCTCCGCATCCTCTTATTGTTGATTTTCGTACTTTGCAAGCATCTATCAGTGTCTTATCATCAAAGAGCATTGTGTCACCTTACGCGATGATTCCGACTACATGCTCCATAGAGTCATCTGAGAACTTGATCATCGAATCTCCGACAATCACCTTATCCGTGAGACTTATCAATTGAATGAAGAACTCAGGACTGACGCCGAACTCAAGGTCTTTTCCCTTGTAGTCTACTCTAACGCTTTCAGTGTACCAACCACTGTCGTTCTCAGAGGATATCTTCATCCGTCCTTTAGTCAACTTCACATTGACGTAAGGCGCAGTAGCATCATTGGCACTAAAGATGCCTGCCAGATCCATTGTTTCTTTGAGACCGTCTGGGAGTTCTACTGTCGTGCCTTTGACGTCATACATGCTGGAAGGTACTGGGAAGTCTCCTTCAAAAGTCCTACAGCTGAAGATGACATCGTGCTCAGTCTTAAAATGCATCCATCCTTCAGTTACAGCATAGTGAGTAGGGTTGTACTCTTTCAGGTATTTTGCAGCTTGGGAAGGAAGTAGGATGCTTCCTTTGATCTTTGTCTTCTTCATCTTATAGCGAGTCAAACGGAAGTTATCTGAGCTCTGGACGTAATCCCCTGAGATGTGGATACATGTGAGGACAGGCTTCGCAAGATCTGTTCCAACTGAGAACTGGCACAAGCGGATACCTTCAAGGAGCTCCTTGCTCATCTTTTTCCACTGACTTGGAGATGTTACTTCACCAATAGGGAGGTTGATGTCTGCTTCCATCACAATAGCTGCTTTCGCCTTACCCGCTTTGATTTCGAGCATATTACCATTTACAGTGATGTCTGCTTCCTGTGTCCGTGTCTTAGACAGCAACTTCTGGAACTCAGTGCTTTTCACAGCACCTGTAAAGTCAAGACATGATGGATGGCGTACTGCGATCTCATCATTAAACGTTGACACCATCCCGTCCTGGTAAATAAAGCTGCCTGACTGTTCGATGAGCTCTTTAACTGAGAGCCCAGGCATTACTAATTTCAATTCTGCGAGTACTTGACTAATCTTAACTTTCATCTTTTGCATCCTTTTGTGTGTTATATTGTAAACGGGACAGACTGTTTCTACTTAAAACAGACTCGCGCTCTTACGCTTGTAAGCCCAGGGCCATTTAGGGAAGGTCTTCTGCAACTCATTCATATAATGAGCATTGACTTGATATCTGAACATGTAGTTGTTCGACACCCCTGCTTCTAACACTCTCTCAATGTGAGGTTGGTTAGGATCAAAGTCTGGGAACCCTTCCAGTGTACGCTGAGTCAGAATGCGTTCGTTATCAGCTGGAATGTAGGAGTCCACTACAGGTATAATCTCACTCTTACCGATATTATATCCAATTTCGGATAGATATTTTTGAATATTAGCCATTACGGTAGGAGATTGATTTAAGTAGTGATCTTTACCTGACATTCCAGCTGACACCGAAACATGCAAAGCTTTTCTTGTCACGAAATCCCATGCGCCTTTACGCTTAGGAGGAACCATGATAGTACCAAGTCCAGCGAGAACACACCATGTAGATGAGTCAACACTGTACCAAGGATAGCGTCTCATAAGTGGAATGCTTGTCACAGCAAATCCATGCCACTTGACTAAAGGAAATCCATCCTTGTCAAGCACATGTTTCATACAGTCGTCTAACCACTTTGTTTTTTCAGAAGTAGAACGGTCATTGGCAGGTGACAATCCAATGTAGGGCATGTCTGGGTTTGCTACCATTTTCTGTAACCAAGAGAAGTTCTCGTTCTGATGGAATACATGGATCAGCCTCTCCGGCGGAATACCTTTGGAAACCATTTTTTCCCAGTTGGCCCACCCTTGCCCGGCGGACCGTTCGATCTCATCTCTAGGTATCTTTTTTTGGCCAGGTGATGCTGGTATAACATCCAGATTGACCACGTAATCATAAGTATCGAGGTGAGACAAAGCGTAATCGATATAAGCAT